CCGTATATAGGCGCGATGGCGCTGACACCGAATAGGGAAGATTAGGTGCTGTTTATGTAGCGTGGCGCGTTTAGCCAGCCTCATGAGCAAGAACGATTCATTCTTTATTCGAGCAAGCACAGACTTTGACGGAACAAACTACGCCCAGACAGCCATTGATCTGGGGGCTTACGTGGATGCCCTCGGCATGAGCGTATTGAGGGTGCACGGCGTGACTGTGCGCTATGGTTCCTTTACTTCGCGGCCTACCACCACGGCCGGAACTCAGAACGCCGCCGGCTTTCAACTCACGACTCAATCACAAGCCGCATTGGTGGACCTGACCGACAAGAGTTTGATTGCTTCAGGCATCCTTACGGTGTCTGCACCTGCAACAGGAACAGGCGATCAATCAGTTATTTCCGAGTCTTTGGACATCGCCCCACAAATGTTCAAGAATGGGTATTTGGTCGGTGTTGAGCAGATTTACCTTGGAGTAGATCAATCCTTGAACATGTTCCTCACGGGTGGTGTCCAAATCATTCTGGAATGCACCGTTGAGAAACTGTCCTCAAGTGCCGCTATGGCCCTCGCATTGAGCCAACAGTGAGGTGTTCACTGTGTGCGCCACCTGCAACATTTTGCGTCAATTGTTGATTGACCGAGGAATGTCTCCCTCGCTGGCGATGTCCATAGGCACCGAGGTGGGCGAGCGTGTTGAGGAAGTCGCTCCGATCGTGGCTACGAAGGCCAAGAAGAAGGTTTCAGCATACAACCGAAAATACAAGGCTGCTTTCAAGAAAGTCGCTCCACGATACAAACTGAAAAGCGGCAAGTGGAAGGCGGGCGGCTTCAAGCGAGCGGTCAAGGAAGCACACAAGATGGCCGGAGGGAAGCGTAAGTGAAGCGTCGAACTCTCCGGGGCCAATTTATCGAAGGCCAAACAATACGCCTTGTCGTTGATGATGGTCGTCTGAATCATGGATACCGTGTCGTTTCTTTCGTTATCGCCGGCGACTTTTCTTTCGCAGGTAATGATTGCTATGCAACCTTGAGCCTTGATTATGATGCCCCCGTTACATGGGATTGGGGGGACAACCGCCAGATAGGTTGGGCATCAACCAACCTTGACGCAATCTCAGGCGCAACCCAACCATTCAGCGTTGTTGATCCGGACCATGTTGTGATCATGGATTTGTATATTCAAGGAACTGTTGGGGCTGCAGGTGGTTCGGGCGTCATCAACTACCTCATCGAACTTGAACCAATGGAACTCACTGATGACCAAGCCATTCTCACACTGATCAAGGAGCGGAGCCAAGATGACCTCAGATGAACCGATTGAAAATGCAACTGCACCAAACCGAACTCAACGGTTCGCCACGTGGCTGATGGAACGTGAGGAACGACGCCAAGAAAAGGAGTCAAACCTCGAGGGGCTCGTCCGGTTGAACGTCCTCGTGTCGTTTCTTACTCTCGGCCTCGTCGGTGGCTTTGAAACTGTTCGACTTGTTGTCCAGATGATCCCTTACTTGTGAAGGTCACAAATCCAAACATCGATGTCGGTTCGGCGTCGAACTCCGGTAAAGAACGCCTGGATCGGCATGAGGTTCAACCGCGGTTGATCGACTTCGCCTTCGAAGCCGCAAATCGCGCATCGAACTTTCATCAAAACACCCATTCGTCCCGTTCACGATCATAGGCTTGACCGCATTCACAGTCCCACCAATCATGAAGAGGATAAGCAATGAACCGCATTTCAAGTCCACAGGCCTTGCATATTGGTGTAATGCTCATTGATTCCACCCTTTCTCTTCGATACACGCCATGCAGGCGGTATATGTTTGAATGTCGTCCGGTAGATCGACAAAAAAGAGGCTCTTGTCCTTGTCTCTAAAACAAAAGTCGCATTCGACGCGGTAGATGAATGGCTTCTTACTCATTCTTCCACCATCCACCAAATGTCCACGAGTTCGTTCAAGATGGCTTGAATGCCGTGATCAGGTCGGTTGATGAGCATTTGAATGCGCTTGAGAGCCGCTTTAGCGCGCTCCAACTGTCGAAGTTTGGCCTTGATCACCATCTCGCGCTCTGGGTTCGCCATCGCGATGGCGTTTCTGATCTTCTTCGATACCGAATCACCTCCGATATTCTCCAATTCAGCCCAAGTTTCGTCGCTAATCCAGGTCGTATGTTGTCTCCCCATGCTATCTCCGACATAGTAGGTAGGTTATGAATCCTACGGAAATCGACGGAAACCCAAAACCCCCTGTAGGTGTGTGTATGTCGGTGTAGGCGACAGCCTGTCGGCCCCCTATGTTAGCCCCTGCGGGGGTCGCCGTATATAGGCGCGATGGCGCTGACACCGAATAGGGAAGATTAGGTGCTGTTTATGTAGCGTGGCGCGTTTAGCCAGCCTCATGAGCAAGAACGATTCATTCTTTATTCGAGCAAGCACAGACTTT